CTGTAACAGTATTTTCTGATCTATAAAACTTATCTTTATTTGTATAAAAGTCTAACTCTTTCCACACTTCTTTTTCTTCTTCAGCAGAATACCAATTATCAATAACAAGACAAGGAAAATTTGTGTCTTTATTAATCAATAATTTTTGTGGTTGACTTTGGTCCATTAAAATCACTTTCATTTATAACTCTTTCATCAGGCGACAAACCTAACACAGGTCTTCCATCATATTGAATATTATATTGTCCTTCTTTTTCATTATAATGTAAAAATACTTGTGCGTGGTTTTTTCCTATAAAAGGTTCTCTCCAATGTTCTACTTCACAACCTCTATAAATTATCATATCACCTGGTTTTAAATGCACAGGTATTTCTGAGCCATTTTGTTCTTTAATAAACATTGGCCAATCAAAATCAACATATTTTTCAGTATCTATGTTTGAAACATCATAACCTAAACATAATGTTGTTGAAATTTCACAACTTTCTCTATCTTGGTGTCTTACTAATTCCGTTCCTGTTGTATATAATCTATGATAAGAATAAGTAGGTACTAATGGTTTTCCTGTAAATAATTCCATCTGATTTGTAAGTTTGTATAACAATGTATCAAATATTAAATCACCATATTTACTATAATCACCTAGCGCTTGCTGGTCATTAAATGTTCCATAATGTTTTGCTTCTACTTTATCTATACCATATTTTCTTTCCATATATTCTAATCTTTGTGTTGCCAATATACAGTAAGTGTATAATAAAGATGCCATTTCTTTTGAAATTACATTTTCAACTTTTACCCAATGTAAATTTTCAAAATGAAGTTTTATAGGTCTGTATTGTTGTTCATCAATACTTGTACCCATTAATTGTAATTGCTTTTCAGCAATTTTTATTTGTTCTGGTGTTAAGTCTTTAAAGTTTTCTATCATAATTTTATCTAAATGGTTTTCCCAATGACCACATTACTAAAGAGTAACGTGTACCTTCTGTTACAGGTGTTACTTGATGGTGTACAAATGAGGGAAAAACAATTAATGATCCTTGAGGTCTTATTTCAGTACACTCGTGGAATCGTTCTCTTGCAGCGTGTGGACCAAAATCAAATTTTAAGTTACCACCTTTATAACTTCCTTCAGGTACTAAATTTACAGTCATACTTAATTTTCTAACTTTACCAATCATATTAGGATTTTCTGTGTACACCATTTCGGGTTTTCCATCTTCATTTACAGGAGTGACACCTGGTATAAATCTTTTATATGTTCCTAAATGACAAGAACCTCCGTCTGTATGCCAACCATAAAATTGATTTAATCCATATTTTGTAAATTGGATACTTTCTGAAAAATCAACATCATATTTCCAACCAGCATCGTTATTTGCTTTATGTAAAAAATTTCCTAATAAATCATATAACCAAGGTTCATTTAACCAAGTTACTTCACTATCTCGTGTATATGTTTTTTTTCTTTGTTCTAAATTTGTTTGTATATTTAAATCTTCAAAAGATTTATCAGCCAAAGGTATACCATCTTTAACTTTATCTTTTTGTGATCCAGCAAAAGTAGTACCACTTGTGGATTTACCTTCTTTTTTTTCTTTTTCTAATTGATTAATACCTATGTCTAATATTTTTTGACATTGCTCAGATGTAAGAGCTTTAGTGAAGTAATAATACAGATTTCCTAAATGCATAATATAGTTTCATAAGCTAGAGTTTAAGTTCTTTTATCTTTTTAATAAATCTATTTATCATATCATCTAGGTAATCTAAATCTGATGAAAATGATATATGTGGCACCTTTACTTTTTTACCGTCAATAAGATCAACACGATAACCTTGTTTTTGTTGTCCTAATTTTTCGTCTTTTGTAAACTGATACCAAAGTGTTTTTTTATAATCTAATTCAGGTATATCTTCTAATTTAAAATTTTGTTTTATTTCTTCTTTAACAAGATCAAGTGGAACACCTTGACGTTCATCTAAAAATCTAATTATTTCTTCTGCTGTTTGTTTGTGTTCTTTTTTTAAACCTGTTTGGGAATAATCAAAAACAGAACCGTCTAATCTTTTGCCTGACACATTAGACATTGTGTTACGATTTTCGGTATCTCTATCTGTTGGATTTGGATTGTAAAATTCGTTATTTTCAAAACTTTTAGTTTCATCTACTTTAACAAATTTATTTAAATCTATTTTTTTCTCACTACTCATTTCAAACTCCTATAATGTTTAATGTATTTAGTATCTAACGATAACAACGCCAGGACCACCAGTTCCACCTGGATGTCCTCCACCGCCACCACCACCTTGGTTTGTTCCACCATTAGGTGCTGTAGTGTGAGTAACTCCTGCGCCGCCACCACCTGGACCAGGGGCACCTGTACCTCGACCACCACTATTGTGTCGGCCTCCGCCTCCACCACCAGCATATGTTTGTGGTGAACCTGTTATTGAAACTGCTCTTCCTGGACCACCTGGGCCTCCTGGACCTTCGTCACTTGGGTGTTGAGGGGAACCTGGACTACCTGATCCACCAGCTCCTCCACCACCACCAGCAGCTTGCCATCCACCCATACCGTGTGGATTTGGTCCGCCTGGATGTCCGTGTCCGTAATTACCTGAATCTCCTGCTTGACCTGGTTGATTGGCACTACCACCACCTCCTGGTGAAGGACCTCCATCTCTACCAACTCCTCCTCCAGAACCTCCTGGATTTCCATTACCTCCGCCTCCAGGTCCGTGGTTACCTCCACCACCGCCACCTTTAGCAGTTAATGAACCGAATACTGAATCTTGTCCTGGAGGTTGATTACCATTTCCTCCAGCACCTCCGCCACCAATATTTCCTGGTATTGAAGAACCTGGTGACACAGGGAATCCTGGTCTATAAATCATTCCGCCAGCTCCGCCGCCGCCCCAGCCTCCGCCACCGCCGCCAGCGATAACTAAAGCATCTACAGCTGTAACGCCTGAAGGCACACTAAAAGTAAATGAACCAGTAGATGTAAATGATGTAACTGTAGGAGCTGCTTGTGTAATTTTAAATTGTCTTGTAACTGTTTGATCTGTCGTTGCAGCTGAAATTGTAAATGTTGTTGTTGTGTTAGAACCTACTGCACTTGTAGAACCTGTAATAGCACCAGTTGCAGAATTTAATGTTAAACCTGTTGGTAATGCACCACTAGAAACTGAATATGTGATTGTGTCACCTTCAGTATCTGTTGCTCCAACTAATTGTGCTGCAGATATGTTAACTGAACTTCTTACACTATCAAAAATGGTAAATATTGTATCAACAGCATTAGTAAACACAGGTGCTGTATCAACAGTAATTGCCTCTGCAAGAGAAGCACCTAAACCTGATGGGTTTTCTACTTTAATATTGTAAGGTTCAAAACTATTACTAAAAGATGAATAAGCAACTGTAACTGTAATTTGATTTGCACTGTCATTTGTTGTTGTAATAGGACTAATATTTCCTCCGCCTGTTCCCTCAAATGTTACAGTTGCAGATGTTGGATCAAATAATGAACCTGAAATTACAATTGTTGCATTACCAACTTGTGATGAGTCAATAAAAGCAGATGTAACACTAGCACCACCATCTACTGTAAATCCAGTAACAACTGGTGGAGCATCAACTGATTTCCAATCGGTACCAGTATAATATTCCATCAAATTTGTACTTGTATTAAATCTGAATCTTCCAGCTTCATTTACTCTATTACCTGTATTTGCGCCAGTCGAAACAGTAATACCTGTACTACCAGTAAACTTTCTATTCTTTCCTGTAAAATCTGATAAATCTGCCATTTTAAATTTCCTATATCTTATTTATATTAGAAGTTTTCTATTAATTTCCACCCATATGTAGCGCCAGTATATACTAATCCAATACTAGCATTTTCTGTTGAAATTGTTAAATTAGCAGTATCACCCATAATTAATTTACCATTTCTACCAACAGTTAAATTGTTAGTATCAAAAGTACCTGCTAAATCTAAAAATCTTAATTGATCTCCTACTAAAGGATCTGATGGCAAGTTAATTTGCATCGCTGCTGCTGTAGTATCTACAAAAATTCTATCGTTTGAAGCAACTACTGGAACAGTTGAACCATCAGAAGTTTGAGTAGACCAAGGGTTACCACCGCCTAGTCCTGTCCATTGTGCACCGTTATAACCTTCCCAAGTTGTTAGGTCAGTATTATATCTTAATGCACCTTCATACAAATCTCCGCCTGTTGGTCTATCACCAGTGCCTCCAGTTGGTGGTACCATAGCAGTAACACCCATTTTATCTCTTAATAAGAAACCTCTTACAGCAAATTCTGTAGGAACTGCAAGTGGTGAGTTACCACCCATTGTTTCGTCAGTAGAAAACTCGTTAATTGTAGCACCAATTTCTGCACCAATAGAACCAAGTTGTAATTCTGTCAAACCTGATAAGTCAAAGGCGTCAGCGTTAAGTGTTGCAATACCAGTTGACTGTTGAATACGGAAAAGATCACCAACTCTAAAGTCACCATCTTGGTCAGTAGATGAGAAGTAAACCCTACCACCATTTAATTCTTCTACTTCATCTGATTGGTCAGCAGGTTGTGATGGGAAACCTGGATAGTTTGAAGTTGTAAAATCTCCAGTACCAATATCCAAGAAGTCGTGTCCTGTTAATCGGACGTTAGAAAATTTAGTTGATATAGTACCAGCAGTACCTGGTTGTAATTCGTAAATTGAAGATATACCTTCTGTTAATCTAACAATAGCTCGTTGTAATACACCATTTGTTTCTGTAACAGCACTAATTCTATAATAAGTTGGATTACCAGCAAAAGTTAAATTTGATCCTAATTTGATTGCATTAACATCTGATAACGAACCATCAGTTGAATAAATTGGAATTAAGAATCCTTGAAGTCCTGTTTGTGCAGCTGTACTATCACCATACACTGTGTTTAGTGTCATAGTGTAAGTAGTTGAGTTTGCTTTTTCTACTGTTAATACTTCACCTTGTATAAAGTTTCCATATAAATCTTCTATAAAAATTGTATCTTGTGCAACTTGTACATAAAATATTTTTGCTCTAGCACCAGATGTTTGACCAATAACAATATCACCTGCATCTACTGATGAAGTTGAACCTGTACTAATTGTTGCTGGTTGATATTTTAATTGATAACCTCTAGATTCTACGTTTAATACTGTTTCACCATTTGGAATACCATCGTTTAGTGTTCCATCAGCTTCAGCACCCTTTTCCCCATATGCAGATGAACAGTTTAGACCTCTTATGAAACCACCACCTGTACAATAGTAAGATTTAGCACAATAATAAGTAAAGACAGAAACCATCTCACCTCTACCACCATTAAGTGCCCATATTCCTATACCATCAGAGTTAATTTGAGTAAAGTCGTTTGCAAGAATAGATTTATTTGATGCAGGTTTAGCATAGTGTACTGCACCGTCTATCTTTATACCTGTAACGTTATTACTTACAGAAGTACAATCTTGTATGTACGGAGAAGCTTGTGTAATAGAACCTGTTGGGTCAAGTGATACTACAACGGCACCTTCTCCTGTATGAACAGCAGTACCATCCATACCTTTCATTGTCATCAATGTAATGTTTGTCACATTGTTAACAAGGAACATATAAGAAGCATTGTTATTTTCTAACGCTGTAACTTCTAATATTAAATCTGAAGATGTACCTAATTGTGTTCCAAGAATTGTAATTCTATCACCTACTTCATAGTGGAAACCACCGTGATAAACTGTAACAGTTGGAGTAGATGAACCATCAGTAGTAACATTAAACACACCTCCAGCTCCTAGTCCTACTGTAGAACCATCTGATTTTAAAATTGAATTTTGTTGTAAATATTTGTAAACACCTGCAGACCCTCCAATACCACCAGATACAATAGACACAGTTGCAATTGTAGATGAGCTTCCACTAGCAGGTCTAATTTCTGTACCTCTTAAAGATTCACCTCTTACTGTAACTCCCGATGGAACAACTAAAGGTAATTGTTCTCTATAAACACCGTTTTTAACAATTACAATGTCACCAATAGATGCAGATACAACATTAAAAGTAATATTTGTTGCACCGCCAATTGAGTTAGAAATATCTTGGATAGTAATTGTATCACCTGCTGCATATTCATTACCTCCATTTACAATTTCTATTGTAGGTGTAGATGAACCATCTAACGTAACTCTAAATTTAGAACTATTACCTGATCCTCCACTTACAGAACCATCTGTTGTATCAACTATGTAAGTTCCTGGAATACCTCCAGTACCGCCAGTAATAGTATCAATTGTAACTATATCGCCGTGTGATGCAACGTTAAGTGCTTTGTTAATTGTTTTGTAAGGTAAAAATTGTGTTCCTGGATTACTGTCTGAACCAGAGTTTGCAACATATAATACGTTAGAACCTTCTGGATTAGACCATATAGGATCTGTACCATCAGTAGATAATACTGAACCAACAAGTCCTATTGGTAATCTTGCTGCAGCTGCAGCGTTTTGATAAACTAAATCACCTCTTGTTGTTAAAACTGAATTTGTATCTCCTTGTGCAATTAATTGCCATTTAGTTCCATCTGAATCTGGTTGTACGTTTATAATATTATCTGCAATAGCTACAAATGTAGAAGCTAAATATCTAACTACATCGCCAGAATGATAAGTTGTAACTGCACTATATGCACCATTATATTTTAAACCATAGCCAATTTTTGCCCAAAAAGATGTACTTGTTGGATTTACAATAGTTGAACCATCATTATAAGTGTCAACAATACATACAAATGAATTACCACCAAAGTTAACTACATCCCCTGTTTTATAATCAGTAGCAGAACTGTAATCACCTTGTGCTTTAAAACCAGGAACTAATAAATCCCATTCTGATGCTGTTGCAACTGGAATTGTATTTTGTACTTCTTGTGTTGCAATATATGCATAACCACCGTAAGTAACAATATCTCCTTTTTGATAAACTACACCAGAACTCCAACTATCTTCAAATTGTAAACCATCAGCAAAAGTTACAAATTTAGTTTCATCAAATGCACCAGCGCTAGCTGATGATGTGTGTGCTGTTATACATTTATATTGGTTACCACCATACTTAACAACATCATTAACTTTGTAATATGTTGAAGTTGCATAGTTACCTTTGAAATCTAATCCGTCTAGGTATATTTCAAAATTACTTTCATTTAATATAGCAGTACCACTAACTTCTGACGCTGAAGTGTGTTGTGTTGTACAACGAAATTGTCTATTACCGTATCTTACAACGTCATTTAATTTATAGTGAGTATCGGCAGCATAAGTACCTTTGAAGAATAATGCTTCTGATTGTAAAGACCATTTAGCAATATCTGTATAGAATCCAGCACTTGTTGATTGTGATGTATGATTAGTTGTTGCAACATATACGTTACCTCCGTATTTTACAACGTCATCTATTAAGTATGCTGTTGAGGTAGACCAGTCACCTCTCCATTTAAATTTTATTCTACCTAGTTTAAAATCTGCCATTGAATTACCTTGTTTAAATACTATTTATAAGAGTTTAAACTGCGCTCTGCCAAGTTGTTGAATTAATTGTAGATGTACTTTCAAATGTTTCAAAGTCATCTATGGCAATGCTTGTTAAAATCTTATCTAAATTTTCCCTCTTAACGAAATACCCATTATCATCTACAAAATACGTTGCTTCACCACTTTCAAATACATATTGATGATAAAAGTCTTCGTCATTGTTTTTAAATTTTTTGTTAATTTTACCTATTGCTACTTGAGCACCACTTTTAGGAATAATATTAAATGTAACAATTGGTGAGGTATATGTATAATTTACATTTTTAACTTGTAAATTACCATCTACATATACAGCCAATCTAGTGTCATCTAATACAGGACCTGTCATTGTAAATTGTGTTGTTGAACCGTCACCTGTAAAGTATTCAGTTTCACCTGGTTGTAAACTTATTACTTCTTCTACATAATTTGTCAATGAAGGTAATTGAATATTACCATTTTTGTCAGTAGGACTTCCACCATCAAAATCTATTGTTACGCTTTCATCTTTATTTACCTTTGTATAATACAAAAGTCCAGGTGTTGTTCTTCTCAATGCGTGAAACGTTTCAGTAGATTGTACTGATCTTTCTGGTACTACGTATCCTACTAATGCCATTAACTAATCTCCAATATACTTGCAAATGCTTCTAAATCTGGTTGAGATGAATCTTCATTAACATATGCAACTACTCTTATTATATCGTTTGTTTCTAAATTTATAGGTTTATCTAATACAAGTGTGTTAGAATTAGGAATTTCTAAATGTGTTCCAACGTGATAAAATGTAGAACCACCATCTGTTGTAACTTTTATATCTACATTAGCATTTGTAGTTGTACTTTTATTTGAAATGTATATAGCGTGAATAACAGCTGTTACACCAGATGCAGTATATAAGTTTGCACTAGCGTCATCAGTTGTTCCGATACTCATTCCAGCATTTTTAAAAGCACTTGCCATTAATTATTATCCTCCAAACACAATCGAGTATGCTAAAGCGTCACCATCCATAGCAACTACACCTGATTGATTAGGTAAAGTTATTGTTCTATCACTTGTAGGTTCTGCAACCGTCAAAGTTGTTTCAAAGGCGTTAGCAATATTACCTTCAAAAATTATATCTGCACCATTTAATAAAATGTCATTTGTTGTACTTGCACCAATGTTAGTTACAGATTGTAACGTAACTGATCCAGCACCACCAACTTCTTTTACAACGTTACTAGATGTTTTAGTGTAGAACTTACCATCAGCAATGTTAAGTGCTAATTCTCCTACTTCTAAATCTCCTGTTGCAGGGACAGAAGCAGCAACTTCTGATCTTTTTGGTTTAATTACTGTTGCCATAATATATTATCTTCTAAAAATATCTAAAAATCTTTCTATGTAACTATAATTAGTTAATTTGTGTTTTTTTCCTAAACTATATCCCATAAAAAAAGAACCAATCATAATTGTAAATATGGCAATTAAATGCCAAGTTAAAAACATCATTAGTATGTTCCTCCGTCTATTTGTGTAACTTCTACATCACCAGATGTGACTGTAAAGTTACTTGAATTGAATGATGCAACTCCTATATTAGAAGTGCTAGCTAATTCTCCCTCTATTCTTAAACCATTACCACTGATAATAGTATTAATACCCTCTCCACCATTAATTTCAAAAACACCTTCTAGTGATACTTGTCCTTGTGAAGATGATTCATCAGTAAAGTATATAACTGGATTAGCAAGTTTATTTGTTTGAATGCTACCTGCTAACATTGCATTAGTAACACCTAAAGCCTTAACTTGTAAAGCGTCAGCGTTTACTTCAATAGATGAGTTATCAGTTGTAACATCTAATCTATTACCAGATTTTGTTAATGCGTCACCTGCTTCAATTTGACCAGCACCAGAGAACTGTGATACAGGTAAATCTGTTGTTCCAAATGTAGGTGTTCCAGTATGTGTAAATACATAACCGTTACCACCATTTGCTGTTCCTGATTCAACGAATACAAATGAACCCCCTGTAAGCTCTGATGGTTCATCAGCATCTGTTGCTCTAGTTAATTCCCAAGGTGAACTTCCAGAACCTTCATCTGTAACAACGTAAATACCATTATACTCTTTAAATGTAGTTTCATCTTTAACTAAAATTCTATCGTTAAGTGATGGAGTAACGCCGTCTAAAGTTAAAACACCATTTGTACTTGCAGTTAATGTTGCACCAACACCTGAAGAACCATTATTATATGTTGCATTTAAATTAACTGTAGTTGCTGCAATTGCTGAATCTTTAACGTCTAGTCCAGTTGCTACTTGGTCAACATATTCTTTTGTAGTTAACGTATCAACATCAAAACCTGCTCTATCTTTATAAGCACTAGGAACTTTAACAACACCAGTACCGTGTGGTGTTAAAAATATATCTTTGTTTGATGCTGTAGTTGTAATTGATTGACCATTTATTGTAATGTCATCAATTACTAAAGAAGTTAATCCTGCAATGTCAGTTGTTGTTGCGCCCAACTGCATTCCAGTTGAACCTAATGTAAACTCTCCGTTTGTAGAAAGTTTAGCATTTGTAACTGCATCATCAGCAATTTGGTTTGTGTCAACACCTGAATTTGTAATATTAATTGTTACTGTATTATTTGTAATTGCAGTATCTAATCCTGTACCGCCAGTAAACGTTAATGTTTCATTTGTGTTGTAAGTATCTGTACCAGTATCACCTGCTAATTCTATATTAGAATATATCGTATCAAAAGTTAATACACCTGATCCATCAGTTTTTAAAAACTGTCCAGGAGTACCATCGTTTGGTGGTAAGGTTAATGTATAACTTGATGTAAGAGCTGCTGGTGATTGAATTGTAACAAAGTCTGTACCATTATTAGTACCTTCATTTAATTTTATACGTCCACCTGCTGCTGTATCATTACCAACAATAATTTCGTCTAACGCTTTATTGCTATCTACAACAAGTGCTTTACTTGCTGTTAATGTACCAGGTGCAAATCCTTGTAATAAACCTGTAAAATATTTACCACCAATCGTATCGATTACTAATGCATCACCATTACCATCTACTCCACCTGTTCCAATAAATAATCTATCACCTAAATTATTATAAGTACCAGCACCATACGAATAAGCTAATTCTCCTAATTTTAATGTTGCTGGAGTCCCTACTGAGGAAGATCGTTTAATCTGTAGTATAGTTGCCATTAATAATTTCCTCCGTTAAATGTCAGCGTTCCTGTTGTAGTAACAATTTCATTTCTTGTTACAAATTTTTGTGTTGTTGAGTTATATTGTAACAACGCACCGTCATTTAACCCCTCTGATGTAGTATCAACATCTCCTAATAGTTTTAATTGTAACGAACTATTAGCAACTGCAGATCCTGATGGTATAGTTACAGATACCTGTTGAGGACCTTGTGATGTAGGTGAGTTAATCTTTGCAGTAATGTTAGCCATTAATATATCCCTCTTTTACTTTATATTTATATTAATTATGTCGTAACATTCGGTCTAACAGTAATAATTCCTTCGATAACTCGTGTGACTGCGCCAGAAGAATCGTTAACAATTTCTACATCATATACGTACCTAGCGTCTTCTAAAGCAGCGGTTTGAGTGTCATTTAAAGATAATGTAACAATTCCAGTAGTGGGATCAGCGGCTACAGTTGTTGTAATTGTAACCCTTGTTCTTGTAGATGAATATCCTAATGCCATTTTAGCTCTAGCAGTATATCCTGTCAAATTAAAAGTATTACCATTAATGTCTTTTATAGTGACATCAGAAGTAAATGTTGCACCTTGATCTATTGACAGGTTTGCTATAGCAGCCATTAATTAATTCCTAATTTTTCCGTTATCTTTTTGTTGTAATATTCTGTTAATACGTCTAT